TGCCAGCGAAGGAACCTGTTGAACCGGCTGTGTCGCTGTGTCGCTCGGGGCGAATGGCATACTGGATGCAGAGGGACCACTGCCAAATGATGTACCTTTTATGGCTTCGACTTGTGCTATACCGGCTGCCAGGTGGGCGGCAGCCATAGCGGCTGCCAGTGGCATTGGGTAGTTTTCGAGCGATTTAGCGACACCGGCATGAGTGCTGATAATGGCGTTGGCTATGCCTGCCACTTTATTGAGTTCGAATAATTTTCGGTTATGTTGTGCTACGCCTGACGTGATATTAACCAGTTCACCGACTACGGTTTTAACCTGATTTTTTGATGACATGGCCTGAAATTTTTCAAGGTTTGTCATGCTTTTTAATTTTAGGGCGGCTAGTTTTCCTTCGTGTTCTGCATTTAGGTCGTATATAAGTTGAAGGTGGTTTTCATCAGCTAATATTTTCAGGTCATTAGCTTCTTGAGCTATGGCCATTTTATTTGAAAAAGATAATTGCAAGGTCTGCTCTTCTGTAAAAAGCGATTCTTGCAGCCGGTTTAATTTTGCTTGCGCTGCATCTTTTTCTTTTTGGTCGGGGTCAGTACCACCAACAGTACTCGATGATTTTTCAATAACTATACTAATCGGCTTTTTTCTAAAAGTGTCTTCATATTCAGCAGCTTTTTTAGCCAGTTCTATTCTTTGTTTTTGTCTAAATATTAAACCGTCTAACCTTTGAATTTTTGCATCCTTATTTTTATTGTCACCCTCTTCCAATTCATTTCTATACTCCAGCATTGCACTTAATCTTGCTTGTGACGCTTCAATATCAGCACTAAATTGAATTTCACCTTTCCCTATTATTGCTTCAATAACCCCCTCAATTGCGGCACCTGCCTTCCGTCCAATAGTAACCACATCAGTCAACCACTCGACGGTTGTAGTTAATACAGGAACCAGAGATACAGCCAAAGCCTGTGTTAAACCATCTGTAGCCGCGCTAAATTCCTTTGTTGCCTTGCCTGCTTCCACCAGTTTATCAGCTTCAATTTTTGTTAACGTGGCACCGGTTTCATCAGCCAGTTCCATTAACCGTTTTAGTTCCTTTGAATCATCTTTCAATAATGGCAGCAACAAGGTGGCATCATTTGCCAGTGCTTCCATGATTTGAACTTTTTCACCTTGTGTCTGCACCTGGTTGAGAGCCTTAGCAATGTTTAACAACTGCTGATCGGGTGATAGTTTTGCCATGTCTTCAATGGAAAGATTCAATCCATCGAGCGCTTCTTTGGCTTCGCCTCCTTTATTACGATAAGCATCACCGATTTTTTCGGTAACGTCTTTCATAATGTCGGCCATTTTATCGGCCTGAATGCCTACCGATTCGGCAGCAAATTGCCAGGCGGTTAATGATTCGATGTTGATGCCGAGTGCTTCGGAATATGCCTGCGCCTGCTTTGCGCCTTCAACCTGCCTGCTGATCAGCAACCCGATACCACCAATACCGGCCAGCCCCGCAAAGCCTACGCCCAGCTTGCCGACGATACCGTCAAGTTTTTGCATTCCTGCCGTGGCACTTTTTACAGCAACTTTGGTTTTGTCGCTGGCACTGAGTACAAATTTAGTCTGGTGTGTTGTAGTGACCATCGATCACCCCCATGGCTTTGATGTATTTATTGGGCTGGTTGTATAACCCACCAGATTGAAGCAATACGCCATTTTTATAATGACGGTAAAGCCGCAAACATTCGTGCGTGAAAGCAGTGATTAGTGGTAATAAACAGGTTTTTGATTTGATAACGCTTTTTACTTCCCATTGTTCGTATGACGATGGACCACGGCTACCAGGGCGGCTACCGTCGAGGTCGCAGTGATGATGCGTGCAGGTGGCGCAATCAAACTGCTTGTGGTTTTTTGTTACCTCGACGGCAATCATTAGTTTCCCTCTTCTTCTCCGGTCAGTGTGCTGATGTTGATGATTCGCGAGGCCAGTTCACTGCGGATCGGGTGTGGAATTAACCGCATGTTATCCATGTTAAAAACAACGGCACCTTTGCTGTCGTTAAAGTTTGCCCAGTCGAGCAGGGCTAAATCAAGACAGCGACTACGGCCTTTGTTGGTGATGAAGACCTGATTATTTTCCATTGTTAAAAAGTCGGCGATTTCTCCGAACTCGGCACCGTCAAGCGGGCGAATTCTGAAGGTTGTCGGGTTTTCACCTTGCTGGCCTTTGGGCTGGTACCACTGCGGGTTTAATCCTTCAATTGCTTTGATCATGGTTTTTCCTTAAGTGAACAGCAGGGTGAATTCGTCATCACCCGATACTTCGGCAGCACCAAAGGCAATATCAAGCGCGCGTTGTGATTCGCGGTCACCCTGGGCTACGGATCGATAAGCCACGGCGGGCATATCCAGCTGGTATCGATTACCGACAGTAGAACCCACCACACCGGTGGCCAGTGCCATGGTGGTGCCTGCTTTCCAATCTGCGTCAAAATCATTGGTGGCGATTAGTTCATCGAGTGGATCGAAAGAGCCTGCTACATCACGCGCTGTAATTCGTAACTGGCCAAAGCCGTCAGACGCGCCGACTGATTTCGGCTTGCTGATGGTGTTGGCTAGATCAAAACTTAAATTGCTGATATCGGCGGCATATCCACCAATATCAAACGGGCGGTTGATGTAGGGAACCGGCACGGTGGCATCATAAGCACCGTTGACAAATGTAGTGTCGGTTGCGGTGCCTTCGTGGCCGGTGAAGGTAAAGCTTGCCATGCCGACTTGCCCTGCTTCCATTTTGAACGATACATTGCCAATGGCGTCTTCCAGCACTTTGCGTTTACCGTCCTGGTAATAGTGAAAGGTCATGTATTGTTGGTTTAATGATGCGGGTTTATAGCTGCATGACGTGCTGGCCACAATGGTTTCGACCATGCCACAAGCCACCATGCTGTGCGCCATTTCGGGCGGGCTGCCTGCAGTGCCTGAACCTTTTAGCTCTACATCAAAACTGATTTGAGCAAGGCCACCAGCATACAGTTGCTTTAGTGTGCCGAGCGTGCCTTTTAAAATGGGGCGGCTGATCATGTTGGTGTCAACATAGCTGTGCTGCAAGTTGCTGATCATGATGGCATCGGCATTCGGGTCGAGCGTTGCGGGCGTGCCGTGTGCGCTTTGAACTTTGCCAACGATAATTTCACGGATGGTTAACATTACTTAGCCTCCTTTTTAGTTTCTTGAGAAACTTTTTTTTCGACAGGTTTGTCGGCCTGCCGTGGGTTGTTTTTGTCGAGTCCGCCGTTTTGCGGCTTCATTACTTTTTTAGTCATGATAGTGCCTCTGTTGATGTGCCGCTGTGGCGGTAAATAATCCGCCAAATTTGCAGCTGGCGGGCTGTAGGTTGTTCTTGTGTTGATTCAATATCGGGTTCCTGATCTTCTACCAGTTCGGTGGTGATAACGAAGGCCAACCCCTGTGAAATATCGGCCATAAGGGCTGCGAATATTTCTGTTCTAATTTGATTAAGTTCTGTTTCCAGATTGGTTGTTGCTTTAACGTGACTGGTAATTAACACGCTTAAGCTGCGGGTTACATGGGTTAAGTTTCTGCCTTCATCGAGCACGGCATCGGTGCCCTGGGCAATGGTCAGTGCTGGCGTGGTGGCCAGGTTATAGGCCCGTGCACGGCTTACATTGGCACCCGTGGTGGCAAGCCCGGTTAAGGTGGTTTCAATTTGTGCCAGTATTTGTTCGGCCAGGTGCATGTTATGCGGACTCCAGGTTTAATACGCTGGTTCGGTCGCCTTTTTCTTTTTCGCGCACGGTGTACGTGCTGCCATCAATATTGATGGTGTCACCGATGGAAACCAGATCGGCATCATCGTTCATACAGCGGAAGGTAATACCACGACCATCGATGTCGAAACTGTTGTTGTACCCGTGCAGGAATATGCCCCAGATCGATTTGCCGGTGGTAAGATCCGCAGCCGTGCGAAAGTCTGTGCTTTCGACAAGGCCACGGATGTCTTTGGTGGTTGTTACTGGCATTTTATTCTGCTGGTTTTTCTTTCTTTGCTGGCAGCTCTGCCTTGCCAATTGCAATTAAATATTTTGCATCCTTTTCGCTGACTTCAGGCGTCGCGCCTACTTTGCAGGTTTTACCCTTAACCATGCATTGTTTTAATATTTTAACTTTCATGTTGTCACCTTTTAGTTATTAAACACCGGGGCTGTTATCCCGCCCCGGTGAACTTTTACGACTTACCGATTAAACCCCGCCGTTACCTACTGCGAAAGATTGAGCATGGCGAACAGCCACATCAACATCCTGCAGGGAAACAACACGAACACGACCCGAAGCAGATCCGGTGCTGGTATCGACGTTGACATCAAGACCACCCCAGAAACCGATTAACAAATCAGCCCAGTTACCAAACAGCAGGCTATTGGCTGTAACCGTATTGGATAGTGCCACGGGGTAACCGTTTGCCTGTCCGTCTTCAATTACAAAACGCCCTGAACCAGCATCCTTTGCTTTCTGCTTCATGCCACCCGCCATTGCTGCAGTAGTGAGATATGACAGGCTACCCATTAGCGCGTTATCAATAGACACTTGTGATTCAACGTCGACCACTTCGCCGAATGTTGGTGCGCCTAGTGCTGCGAAAGTTTTTGAACCGATACCCGATGTGCTCATGATGCCGGTCGGCGTGTTGCTTGTGCCGTCACCCGTAACCGCTTTACTGTCGATAGCCAGAGCTAAACGCATAGCTAATTCGTTACGGATCAGTGCCTCGATGTCCAGACTGGATTGCAGTAATGTTTTACGGCTGATTTCAGTCATGGCACCTACTGTTTTAGGCGACAAAGTGACCTGGTCGAAAGTCTGATCAGATTCTGTGATGTCACCATTTTCAGCGACCCAGTAGGCTGTTGAACCGGCTGTCATGCGTGGAATAGCGACATTACCCACCAGATCACGCAGGATAGTTGCCCCGAGTGCATTGGTGACCATGGCATTTTCCAGAGTCTCGATAAATGAACCGGCCAGCACATTGGTTGATACGGTGTTACCCGCTGAACCTGCCACGGTTAAATCACGACGCATCACATCAAGAGGCACATATAAACCTTTTGGCGTGTTACCCATTCGTTCTGCAACGGCTGCACTGACTTCAAATTCAAAACCCGCTGCACGTTGAAATGCGGCATTGTTTGGATTAGCCAGGGCGTTTAATGCACGAACAAAAGAGAAGCTGCGAGCTTCTCTATCGGTTAGACCGATTTCGGCATCGTCTGCGCTTGGGGCTGCTTTTGGTTCTGGCATGGAATCTAAAACAGCGGCTCGAAATTCATCTAATGACTTACCATTATCAATGAATGTTTTGGCCAGTGAATCTAAACCACGCTTGCTGCCGATGGATTGAATTTCATTAATTCGCAATAATTCTGCTTTGCGGATTTGCTCAATCTCAACCTTTACATCAATTACAGGTTGGGCGCGTTCGGTTGTTTCAGTAACCGTTGACTGTTCTGTTTCTTTAGGCATTGAGTTTTCCTCGTTGACTTCAATTAAGTTTGCAGCTTGACGACCTGCCCCGACTGAATCATCGGCGGGCACAGATACCATGCTGATTTCGTAGGGCTCCCAATCTTTTACCCGGTAAACGGGTTTATGCTCGGTGCCTTCGTCCGTTTCTTCGCGACTGTGGATCATGTAACCCACTGACACTTTTCCACGAATACCATCGACCACATCCATAAATATCTCTTTTGCACGTTTGCTTTTTCCAAAGCGAACCACCGCCCGCGCCACGCGGTCA